TGAATGAGGAAGTCCTCCACCTATTGGACCAGCAGCATTAGTTATTGAAGCTGTAATTCCTGTAGATGCTGAATCTGTTACAAATGTTGATTGTAATTTATAACTATTTGTGCCATCAAATGCAGCTGTGATACTTCCTGTAGTCCGTGGACCTAATACTCCTAAAGTTCCTCCAACTAAATGACTATGTAAAGGATCATTAAAGTTTAAAATATTAGCATGTGTATGCACAGGAATTTGAGTTTCTGATAATGAAATCTGATTTGCACCAGCAATATCATAAAGACTATAATTTGGATTAGCTGTACTAACTGCAGGATTAACTGCAGCATTTAATGGTCCTCCAGGAACAGAATTAATTGCACCTGTTAATCCTCTACCTCTTAAATCAGGAGTTCCATTTTCTCCATTACATAAAAATATTCTATCCCAATCATCTGTACCAGCTCCTGAAGAATTAAAGAATGTTATAGGTCCAAAATAAGGAAGTACAGCATAAGGAACCATTTTATTACTAATAAGATTTCCAGTTGTACTATTTAAATATGCTGCAATTAAATCATTAAGATTATCAATAGCTACATATGTATTAGGAAGATCAACTAATAAATCTTCAAAATCAGTTTTTAATTCACAAAGTGTATTTATTACAGCTTGTACAATAGCATGTGTATCTGAAGAAGCTGTAACACCTGTCAAACATCCAATTGTATAATCAGCATTTAATATAGCAAGATCTGCCACAATTACATCAACTTGTTCTTGAAGATCACAAGCAGCTTGTATAAGAGCTTTTGATATATCTACAATAGAAAGATCTTTACATGTTGGTAAATACTTTTGAACAAGTGTACATACCACTGTAGGCCCAAGATCTATCTTTATTCCTGTACCATCTAATGTTGATACAAGAAATGTAACTAATGCTTGTTCTACAAATGATAAAGAATCACCAGTTTGGATTCCAAGAACAGGAACATCTATTCCTGTATATTTAATACATCTGTCAGAGATTATCTCTGTACATCCGTTATAGCAATTTGAGCAATTGTTCATATTATTTATTTTAATTGTTTATTATTAATCTTTTATCAATCTTACTGAGAAACCGTAGTCCTTATTGAGGTTGTATCTGCTGGCATTGCCGTTATTGTAATTCAGGTAGCGGAACCAGGCGTTTGTTGCAGGGTTCTCTGACGAACTCCACCAGGTACCGTTGGAGCCAATGCTGTTGAACTCACCATTGATGTTGCGAACCCCCCCCGGAAGACCAGTAAAACAACTCTCATTAGTAGCATTTGTATTAGGGTTTGTCCAAAGCGACGTGCCTGTTGATTTCATTTTACCTCCTGCAACACTCTCTCCTCCTAAATAGGTAGTTAAAGTAGTCCATTCTGCATCTGTTGGAACGTGATAACCTAATGGAGCTAATCCTCTACTATCATTTACTGCATACCAATTGTATAATTTCCCATAAGTTGTACCGTTAACTGTACTGTTTTCATAATAACACCAAGCACCAGTTGTTAAAGCTTCCCAAGCTGTGGGGTCAGTAACTTCTGGAATTGGATCACCATTAGCATATGTAGTAACACCAAGGTTACACACTGTCCATATTTGTGCACCAATAGTTACTTCTGTTCCTGATATACAATCTGGACAAGGGTTAACTGTTGTAGTAGTAGTTGTTGTTGTAGGATTAGCTGTGGTTGTACTTGTTGTTGTTGAACTAGAACTAGTAGATGTTGTTGAACTAGTTGTAGATGTTGTAGGATTTGGTACAATAATAATATCACAAGGAATCTCTATACAAGGTTCTGGAGTATTACATCTACTAACACATCCTACAGTAATACGTATAACTCTGCTAGCTATCATAGATACAGAGTATTCATGTACGTAATCAGGATTACAATACTTATGAGTTAGTATTCTTCTATATGTTATCAATTGAAGAATTTCACCAGCAGGTATAGGTTTGTTCAACATATATGAAATATTGTTGTACAAGTTGTTACCAAGTTCTGCTAACTTGCAATCTATTTTTCTAAGTAAAGATGGAATGTTAACACATTCTGGGCAATTCGTTAGTCTTGGTGATAACATAATATAAATTTTATTTATTTACTTTAGCAGCACATGCTGCACATAGTCCATTTTTCAATTGACATCCACACCCCACATTAGCTCCACATGAATTACATTGTGCCATAATTAATAAAAGTTTATTTGGTAGTTGTTACCAGAACAACCACAGTTGGTTTTTAAAAAGTTGTTTAACATATTATCTGCCTGAGCATATAATGTATTAGATTCAAATTCTGCACAGTTATTAGCTGCTGCAATAGCTCCTTGAATAAAGAAGTTGATTGTATTTAATTGTACGCTAGATTGCGTTTTAAGGGCTCTATCACACTCCATCATATTTAATTGAAGAAAAGCACTGTCAAATTTCTCTTGAAGCCTCTCAACACGTAATATTGTTTTTTCTACATAATTTGCATATGCAGGAGCCACAGAATATTTTAATCTATACACTCCATCAGGAAGTGGTTGATTACAACCAGGATCTGTAATTCCCAAATTAGATGATGTAAATACATTGATTTTGTTAGGAACAAAAGGTAACACCTTGGTTCCAAATCCTGGTATTTCAATCTCAATAGATGGTGCTGAAACCACTGGAGGATTGGTAGGATATACAGAAGCATCTGTAATACCAATTGTAAGTACACTATAAGTAGGAACTACTAATATATCTAATTGTAAGTTTGCCATGTTTGTTTAATAAATATGCCAGAGGAATATGAGTGATATCCTCTTTCCCCTGGCATAGGTTATTTAATAATATTTATTACTTCTTCTTAGTCTTAAGGGATAAGAGTAGAAGTAGTAGTAGTTGTTGATGGAGCAGCAGTAGAAGAAGTAGTTGTAGTTGTAATACAAGCATTGTTATCTAATACAGTTCCTAAAGCAGCTTCTAATACAGTTTCAATTGCAGCAGCAATACCACTTGTTACAGAGTTTGGAGCAGCAATAATTACAGTGCTATCTTCTTGAATATAATCACCCCATTGGTATGCAGATTTATCATACTCATTAAATTTAATGTAGTATGTATCATATGTAGTACCACCAGATACCCAAGTTTCAAAGTTCTCGTTGTATCCATTCATTCTGTAAAGGTGTTTCAAATAACCAGCTTGGTAGCTATAGAAATTTTTCTCTAATTGAGCAATTTCTGCAGATGTACCAGTAGCATAAGAAGCACGTTGAGTGATGATTGGTTGAGCAACAAAGTTACAAGCATCTGCAACAATAAAGTCAGCAGTAGTAGCTGGACCAGCATATACAAACGTTCTGAAAGACATTCTGTCATATTCAAAAGGGAATGCAGCTACATCACAAGGTTGTCCATAGATAGTCAATGGTTTTCCTGTAATACGTAGAATTGTTCCACCTACATTTTCAAATGTAAAGAATGTAGAGAATGAAATGTTATCAGGGTTGTTTCCTGGAGCTTTTTGCAATAATTTAGCAATCAATAGATCGATAATTGTATTATCACTTACATCAGCACATGGATTTTCGTCACAACCACAACAAGGAGCTTGAATAGTTACTGAACGAGTGAAACCATTGAAATACAATGTATCAATATAAGAAGAGTGAGCACGTAAAGTTAACGTGATACTTTCTCCACATTGTACAGTGAAATCAGTTACATCAGTAATTTGATTAGCAGCTGTTGGACATCCTGTTACTTTATACCATTCTGTTACATTAGAACCATTAGGTCTAATTGTTTGTACATTTCCTGTAAGAACTGATGAACCACCTGCAATTCTATCAGATCTTTTAGATCCTTGCAAATAAGTATTTGTTCTACCTTGGGCAATGTAAAAATAAGGGAAGTTATTAATAGTTGAGCTAGTTACCGTAGCATACAAGTTATTAAAAATCCCAACTTGTCCTGCAGTCAAGTTTTGTGTTGAGCCAGAGCTAGGGAGTGCAGTTTGCCCTACTGGAACCACGAAGAGCGTGGTTAATGAAAAATCAGCCATTTTTATTTATTTAAATGTTAAAAAAATTATTCGTTTGTTTGAATCCTATATGCTGCATTTTGAACAGCAGATTGATTCTCTGTATACATTGCTAGGTTTTGAACTGTAAGATCTAAAAGTTCATCTTCTAGATATGTTTCTAATTCGCAATCAGCATCATATGATGGTAAACCATCTAACATAATATATCCTGTCTTATTTATATACACTGGATATCTCATGTACATTATCTGTATATTCTTAGGTGTAAATGTACCATCGGTGAATATGCTTATTTCATCTGATGCTAAGAAGTTAAATGTTTCTTGATATTCAAATGAAGGTTTGTAATGATCATTATTTAATATGAATTGAAGATCACCATGTTTGGCAAGATCTCGGTTAATCCATATCTTTCTATCTTTACATCTTCCTTTGTCAGCTAATACATAACTATCTACATAGAACATATATTTTGGTTCAAGTGAATGAACATTTGCAGCCCACTGATTTAAATTAGGATCTTTTAACGTTAATGTTAAAGGTTGATGATTGTAATCTAATACAAGACTTTGTAAGTCTTCATAACGTTTTTTAAATGAATCCATTCCTAATCCATTAGCTACACTAATACCATCAACTTTTTGTTTTATCAACTTTATCTGAGCTTCATTCAAAGCTAAGATTTTGTCTTCTAATTGAATCTGTTGGTGCTCATTAGTTGATAGTTTATTTAGTTTCTGATCAATCTTATACAATAAACTATCTACTGGGATCATATACTTTTATATTTTTAAAACTAACTACTAAATAGCAGCTAGTTTTTTAGTTTTCAATTTACCTTCTAATGTCAATAACTCATCTTGGTTATCATCATCTGCAAGGAATCTAATTAAATCTTCCTCATCTTTAGCTATTTCATATTCACCTTCATAAACCTTACCGTTTGGTTTGATTCTATATACTGAATGTGCTACAGCTTGTTTTACTAAATCTTTTATATGGAGCAAGGCTTCTTTCATATCTGCAAATCTATTGAACACTTCAACTGGACTCAATCCTGAATATTTACCATTCTTGAATTCTGTTTGTTTCAATACATTATCTACTAAGTTATAAACCACTTCTTCTTTTGTTTCTTCTGTTACTGGAAGACCTAAAAGTCTTGCAACTTTTTTCTTCTTCTCAGGAGACATAGAATCAAACTTAACAATAGCTTTATTAATCAATTGTTTTTTCTTGTAGATTACCGCATTTTCAATTTCATCATCTACAATATAAAATTGTGTATCTGCTGGAAATTCACCTCTTTCCCATGCTTGATAACTAGAAGCAATAGTTGGATGTACTCTCAACCATGAAAAGGCTATTTCTTGAAAAACATTTGATAGATCAAAATAGTTATCACCATCTAATAGTTTAACTACTTGAACGTGTGTTTGATCATCTGTAGAAGTTGATAAACCATAGTTCCAAAATTGTGAACGAGGTCCTAAATCAATATCTCCTATTTCATTCTCAAGTCTTGTTTTAAGAGCTCTCACTCTTTCAATCTCTAATTCTTGTTCTAAAGGATCTTGGATTCTTTTAATGTACGTAGCATTTTCATCTAATCCTGTTCTGTACTTTCCATCTAATTCTTTATAAGGATACTTGAATACTCCTGTTCCAGGGATTCTTGTCATTCCTTTTTGTGATAGTCCACTATCCATTGTTTGAAGTTGAGCACTATTTGAATAGTCTCTCTTAATAGTAGAAATCTTGCCTGTCTTTGCCATATGTAGTTAAATTTAATAATTGGTTTTAATTTGTTGCGTGGGTTGGACTCGAACCAACGACCTCAAGGTTATGAGCCTTGCGAGCTACCAACTGCTACTACCACACGATTTAGTAGAGTGGTTCCACCGAAGGAACCTGAACATGGATACTATCCATTTCAACACTCTGTTTGAGAAGCTTCCCCTCGGGGAGGGAGAGGAGGTGAGGGGAACCATCTCGGAAAAAAGAGATGTATGCTGTTCTATTATGGGAAGCAATACATCTACATTTTCGTTATTAGAATTGTGGGATTTCCTCGATCAACACAGTTCTAGACAAATCTTCAATAAATACATCACATCTGTCTTTCATCCAGATTTCGTATCCTGGGAATTTGTTAGCACTTGACATACCTTGAGATTTTGCAAATCCTAAGTGATGACGAGTTCCATCAATATAACCCCAAGTCATAGAAGGAGCACCTTTCATTCTCACTTCTCTAATGTTGTTTACCATTGAACCATCAGACATTGGAGAAACATCAAACACCATAAATACAGGCGTAGATTTTTTGTTTTGTCCAAACTCTAAGTTAGATTGTGGTAAATCTAATTCTTTTAAGTGAATCAATTCAACTCTACCAGTCTCACGAGTTACCATTGCATCAAATGCAAAGTTGTAAGTGATGTGTTGTCCTTCACCTTGCATAAATCTGTTTCCAGAATCAGCCATGAAAGTAAGACCTGAATTTAATGCATCTGTTTTCAAAGCTTGTTGGAATACATCGAATCCAGCTTCATTAGTATACATCTTAACACTTCTATCTTTTACATCCACTCTTCTGTAGAATAAATCTCCAAATACAGAACGGATTAAGTTAGCAGAGAATTCACCTCTATTATATTGTACCAAGTTTCCATTGTTACGCATTCTGTGGTATACACCAGCAGATGTTCTTTTCAATTCTTGTTTAGAACCTCCAGATTTAACTGTACCTGGTTTAGCCCAGATCATACGTTTAACTTTCAATTCAATCATAGATTTACGCATCCAGAATTCAATAAACGGTTCCCATTTAACATCATTACGTGTAAGTGGTAATTGGTTACGTCTTTGTGGAGCATATACCAAGATGTCTAATGGTTTACCAGAAGCATCTCTCATCATTTTATCATCAGCCCATTCTGTGATTTTGTGCTCATAACCATATGCAGAACCTAAAGATTCAAACATTGTAATTTGCTCACCTAATCTTGGAAGACCTAATAAGTCTTGATCAAATTCTCCAATTGCAGCATCAACTAATTCTAGTTCAACACCATATTGTAAAAATGTAGGATTAACAAAATCAATTTGTGGATTATCAGTTACAAGAGTAAATGAATAAAGGTAACCCATGTTCCATGGTAATGGATCTTTGATCACGTAGAAACGTGGACCATATTGACGTGTACCTACAGAGATGATAGCATTTTTAGAAAACTCATTAGTATCTAATACTAATTGAAATTCTTGACCATCAATACCTGTTTTACCAGCTACGATCAAATCTTGCGTAGAAGCAGGAATGTCAATAATTTTTGGGAATTTGTAAGGAACTGCTACTTGCCATTTCCATGCATCACTGTTATTATCGATATAATAAGGTGTGCTTTTGTTGATCATGTCAAGAAAGTCATTACTGTACAATGAGCTCTGGGTATAAAGACTGATGATTTTTTTGTCATAGTCCGCAGGCTCAGTAGAGTGAAAACTTTCCAAGTGATTCGAGTCTGTAAGTTTACCTACTGCACGCTTGTCCATAGACGCTACACGAGCATAAGTAAAACCAGTTAACCCAGGGATTGTTTGAACTGCCATTTTATTTAAATTTATTAATTATTAATTTGTTATTGAAACCACGATTTTGTATTAGCACTACTTGCTCCTGTACCAGTGCTCTTAGCTTTGGTAACTTGTCTTGCAACTTCTCCAAACAGTTCGTTAGATTTCTTTGTAACGCCTGTTCTTT